AGAAATCGCAGGGTCAACTAATCGCACATATCTACAACAAGGTGGCGCCGGAGGCGATTAACAATGTCTTTCTTAGAAACACAGGTATTAGGCTTAGCTGGTACGGCAGTCGGAAAACTGCTTCAAATTAAACCTATTAGGAGATTTGAGGCGTTTTCCGATTTTTGCTCTATCACGGAAACGCACAATATCGCGGTAACCGCTACTCAATATCCGATTGAGGACGGAACGCAGGGCACCGATCATATCGTTCGCGAGCCTAAAAATATAACGTGGGATGTCGTATTTGGAGAACGTTCAGACCCGCAAGGCACGTATCAACGCCTTTTAGATTTGATGTATAGCGGCGTACCGTTTACCGCTGTGACAGGACTTAGGCGTTACGACAATATGCTTCTAGTGTCGGTGGCAGCTAATCAGGATATGCATTCAGCGCGCATTCTCAAATGCACGCTGACCATGCAGGAAATCGTAATAACGTTTCCTCTCGCTACGAATATGCCGCCACGGTCTCAGCAGGCGAATCCGAATGTCACAGCTAAAACTGCGCAGACTGGTACGAAACAGTTGCAAGAAAAGCATGTCAAAGAAAATACAGCTCTACGAAATACTTGGAACGAGATTAAGAAAATCTAATGAAAACATACGAAATACCGCTCAATTCTTTTGCAGAAGAATTTAACGTCGAAATTCAGGGCGTTAATTACCTTCTGCGCACGAAATGGAATGAGCCGTTACAAGCGTGGACGCTCGATATAGGCTGCTCGGAGAATGAGTGGCTTATTCGTAATCTTGCGCTAGTCGCTGGCGAAAATCTACTCCAGCAGTATGAGCATCTAAAACTAGGTTTCGGCCTAATCGTAGTCACGGATGGCGACGAAAAGGCAGACCCTACAGAAACAAACCTCGGTATCGATTCTCATTTAATCGTAGTTACAAGTGATTAACTTTTGGCGAAAAATTACGCTCCTTGTCGGAGATAAAGACGGCAACGGATTAGACCTGAGCGGCTTTAGAGTCTCGTTCGACGTAGAAAAAACAGCGCTCCAAGACCCGAATACAGCGAAAATCGACATCTATAACTTATCTAAAACGACGGTAGCGCGTATCGCGGATGGTGATTTAAAACGCATTGTTCTACAGGCTGGCTACGAGTCTCATAACGCTGTCATCTTTGACGGAAACATTATTAGTACGTCGCAGGTTAGAAACGGAGCCGATACGATTCTCAGTATCGACGCTGGCGACGGTCAAAGCGGCTATTCATACGCGCTCGTAAATGAGACAGTCGGCGCCGGATACTCTAATAACGACATCGCTAAGAAATCGTTTAACGCTATGAAAGAAAGAGGCGTTAAAAACGACGATTTAAAAGCTGTCAGTAATGAGACTAAGTATCCGCGTGGGCGCGTGTTATTCGGTGCGGCTCGTAATTATTCACGTGAGGTCTCGAAAAACTCTGATACTCAGTGGTCAGTGCAGGATGGACATTTAGTCTATTGCAAGAAAAACGCTACACGCGATGACCGTAAGGCGTTTATTTTGCGGCTCGATACCGGAATGATCGGCAGTCCGAAGAAGGATAAAGATGGCGTAACCGTGAGTTGTTGCCTTAACGCGCTCCTACGTATTTACGACCCGATAAGAATCGAGTCCGAATTTTTAACGGGTGACTTCAAAATCCTGTCGCTTAAACACTCAGGCGATACCCACGGTAACGAATGGAGCACAGAAATTAAAGCGTGCTCGTTAGACCCGTCAACTAAAAAGACCACGAAAAAATGAATCAACTCGAAAGAATCGCTACGCCCGAAGAAATCGAGCGTCAAAAATCCGAGGATTTAAAAGCGCAGATTCGTGTAGCTATGCCAGCTATCGTTACAGCTGTAGATTTAGACCGTCAAGTTGTATCCGTTAGACCTGCGATTATGGGCAAACTTAGAGGATACGAGGGCAACGTAACCGAGACTCCGTATCCCGTGCTTACTGAGGTGCCTATCGCATTTCCTCGCGCTGGAGGTCTTTGTATTACGTATCCTGTTTCTGAGGGTGACGAATGTCTAGTCGTATTCGCTGACGCTTGTATCGATTTCTGGTGGCAAAGCGGCGGCGTCCAGTCGCCTAAAGACTCGCGCTCGCATGATCTATCCGACGCTATCGCGATATTTGGTCTTTCGTCTCAGCCGCGTAAATTATCGGACGTGTCCGCTGACGCTATCGAGATACGTACAGATTCGCGGTCAGACTACATAAGCCTTACTGCTGGAAAACTCGACATCAATATCAATGGCGAAGTAAACGTAACAGCGAAAAAGTCTAAGGTCGTTTGCCCGGATAACACCGTACAAGGCCCGTTAAAAGTTACGGGCCTTATTACTGGGCAAGGTGGCCTGACAGTCAGAGGAGGTAACGGCGCTTCTGTTACAGGGACGATTCACGCGACTGGCGATATTTCCTCCGGCACGGTTTCACTTCAATCTCATACGCACAATCACGGCCCGGCGCCGGATAAATAAATATGAAATATCGAAAACTAGACGAAAACGGCGATATGACATTCGGCGCCGGACTCGATAACTATTTCATAGACAGCGCCGAAGCTGTAGCTCAGTCGGTGCTTACGCGTCTCAGGATGTGGCTGCGGGAGTGGTACTTAGATACCAACGACGGTACGCCTTACTACCAGCAGGTACTAGGAAAACATACGCAAACTGAGGCTGTGCAGGCGATTTATCAGCGTATCCGAGAAACTGCGGGCGTCAATCGAATTACAGAGTTCTCTACAGCGTTCGACCCTGATACGCGACGACTGCGTATCGATGTAACGCTCGATACTATTTATGGCGAGGTGAAAGTAAGTGCCTGATCTTAAATCATTAGCGTACGTAGACGCATCAGGATTCTATGTAGCCGATTTCGAGGATTTTCTTGAGTACAACAAAGAAGCTATGCGTTCGATCTACGGCTCAGATATCAATCTCGACGCTGACTCGCAGGATGGACAATTAGTCGCGCATTTCGCTCAGTCTCAATACGATTTAGCGCTCTTATGTGCTGAGGTTTTTAATAACTATTCACCTGCGACAGCACGCGGGGACGCTTTAAGCCGCGAAGTAAAAATTAACGGTATCGCTAGACAAGCGTCTACACATTCAAGCGTTGACATAGTAATCACCGGCGCAGCAGGTACGACGATCACGAACGGACAAGTACGAGATACCTCGAAAGATTCTCATCTTTGGAATTTACCGCCGGAGGTCGTAATTCCGACAAGCGGCTCTATAACCGTTACCGCGTCATGTGATGACGCAGGCGATATTAGAGCCGGCGCCGGTACAGTTACGAGAATCGCGACGCCTACCGAAGGATGGATTTCAGTAACGAATAGCTCGGAGGCCGCCCCCGGACGTGATACCGAAACTGACGCGGAATTACGCGTTAGACAAACGTACTCGACCGTTCAGCCGTCGCAAACCGTTCTTAAAGGAATCCTAGGCGGTGTGCTGGATGTTGACGGCGTAACACGTGCAATCGTGTACGAAAACGATACCAGCGCTACAGACGATAACGGGATACCTAGTCACTCTATCGCTGTCGTAGTCAAAGGCGGGGACGCTCAAGAAATCGGAGACGTAATTAAATTAAGGAAAACGGCAGGTACAGGCACTTACGGTACTACGAGCGTAACAGTTAAAGACTCTGAAGAAGTGCCAATGACTGTTAACTTCTTCCGTCCTACTGTCGTACACATCAAAGTAAAGATTACGTTAGAACCGCTTACCGGTTTTACTACTGAGCTTTACAACTCGATTAAATCGCAGGTCGTTGACTACATCAATTCGCTGACATTCGGTCAAACGGTACGTATCTCTAAGCTCTACGTACCTGCAAACCTCGAAAACGACGACAGCGATATTAGCTATGACATCACGTCTATTCAGATAGCGAAAAACTCAGGTTCGTTTGCGTCATCAAATATCGCAATAGGCTTTAACGAAGTCGCTCACTGTGACATCGCTGATGTCGAGGTAATTACGAATGACTGATTTCAATACGTATCTAAAGCGTGTACCGTCCGAGCATAGGGACAAGCCGAGATTCGTTGAAACGCTCCGTTCGTTACTCGGCCCTGTACTTGAGTTACAGGCGTTAATGGAGCGCGTACCGTTTGATTATGACTTAGATTCAGCCGTCGGAAAACAGCTAGATGTCGTCGGCGAGTGGGTCGGACGTAATCGTTACGTATCTATTCCGATAGAGGGCGTTTTCTTTACTTTCGACGATACCGCGATTACAGGTTTCGATAGAGGCATATGGTGCGGCGAGTATGACGCTACTAGCGGTATGACGAAATTAGACGATGACTCGTATCGTTTCCTGCTGAAGCTCCAAATCCTAGCCAATGTATGGGACGGCACGCCGGAAAAGTTCTACGACGGCGTTCGCTCACTTTTTAACGGTACGTTGAGCGTCGTCATCGAAGATCATCAGGATATGACGATATCCATAGGTGTAGTCGGTAAAGCGTTATCCAGCGCACAGCGCGCTCTATTTCTTCAGCAGATAGCACCGTTCAAACCTGCGGGCGTTCGTATCAACGTTTTCATGCTCACTCAGTATGACGACGTGCCGCTTTTCGCCTTCGACATGAATACGCCTCTACTTCAAGGTTTCGACACCAGCGGATGGGCGGAAATCATCGCTAACTAAATCTCAAAGTTCTCTCAAACAAGCCTCGCTTAAACAGCGGGGCTTTTTTTATGGATTTTTCTCATGGCTACTAATAACATTCTCAGTTTTTGTGCCGGCGCCAATCCAAATGTTACCCCTCTCGCCACTTGGCAGACTAAAGCAGTTCGCTCTAGTGGTTTCGTTTCAGGTATTGCAATTTCAGGCGACGTTAACGCCGCTATTGTGGGTGGTGCAAATATTGCACACGCAGTCGGCGAATTTATTAAAACTCAGTTAGATGAAGACGTAAACGCTACAGATGACGCTGTCTTAGTGAGTCAGTTTTTGCGCGCTCTACAAGTTTTTATTCAGCGCGGCGGAGCTTGTCCAGTAGGCTCGATTATTCCGTATTTGGGTGGCGATATCCCTTACGGCTGGTTGTTAGCTAATGGCGCGTCTGTGCTCAGAACGCAGTACGACAAGCTATTCGCCCTGATAGGGACTAAGTTCGGCGCGGCTGACGAAGCACATTTCAATTTACCTAACCTTCATCATAGGTTCATCGAAGGAACGACGAGCCTTAGCGAAGTTGGTAACCTAGTTGACGCTGGGTTACCGAATATGCAGGGTGGCTTTGACGGTTACTTTGATTTCAAAACTGCCACAGGAACATTTTCAACAATAAACCCTAACGACACGATTCAAGCATTAACTACTGGCATTCAAGGTAACCACGGCGTCAATTTCAACGCTTCAAAAGTCAATACGATTTTTGGTTCCTCTGATACCGTACAGCCTAAGGCCCTCCGAGGATATGCTTTAATTCGTTACGAGTAACGAATAAGCATGTATCCAAATACGGCATTTACTCGTACTTCAGTTAAACCATCTTGATAGATGTTTGATGTCCTAGACGGATCAATATCAAAGGCTGATGCGTAGAAAGAAGTTCCGCTTCCGATACCCGCGCTTATCGAGTTAATGTAGCGCATGGTTCCAGTTGCTTCATCTGTATTATCGCCACCACGAATGAAATTCGATCCAGTAGCACCCTTGGTATTCGGTTAGAAGGCTTTAATCAGGTTCAGCCCAAAAATGGCCGATACTTGAACTGTTGAAACAGAATCAGAATAAATCGCATTCCCTTTTGAAAAATTCAGTTCAAACTCTGTTCCGAAATCTCGATTAGTTTGGTCTGGCTGACGCTCATAGCCAGACCATGCATTATTTTTTGGTGTTAACGCTCCAGACCAACCAGAATAAATGAACTGACCGTTATTGTTAGTGGCTAAACCTACGCCAGTACCGTAGTTATTCGGGAATCTTCAGATATTTCGATTTGCTAAAATGCTTAGACCTGCTTCGATTGACATGGCGAAGAAGGAATTGGAAAGTTGCTGGTGACCTTTCCAGTCTGTGAAGAAACCAAGCAAAACGGCTCACGGATTGCCGTCCGGAGCCGCCTTATAAGGATGAGATCATGTCGATCAATAAATCTCATGCCTCTAGTATAAAGCGATTGGCGAGGATAGTCATTAAGTTGATTCTTGCCGTGCTTCTTTTGCTTTACTGCTAGGCACTAAGGTAAAGAGCCCCAAGGCGAAAGCTGCGGGGCTCAAGTGTTTCTGACCGAATATCTCAAGCACCCTAGGAGGATTGAGAACTGCAAACGGAGATAGCAACGGTTATGGCGCCCTTCATTGGACTCGCAAACAAGGCTTACACATGGCTGTTGTTTCTGGTACGACAGGTTCTCCCACTGACCTTGTTTTGAATGCTTCAGATGTTAGTAACGTTTACAACTCAGACATAAGCACCGTTCAAGTTAATGGCTTGTATGGGCAGTATTTAATCCGCTATGCGTAACGTATTAGACATTGGCCGTAAACCGCGTCTACTTGAACCGTTGAGGATTCACCATACAGGTTGTTGTTTTCAGAAGCCAAAAACGTTGCGTTTCCATATCGGTTTGTTCCCGACAAAGTTGTGTCCTGTATCTGACCGTTCATCGTAACGGATAATGCGCCTTTGCCTTCAAGGTAGTTTCCACCATGAACGTCGAGAAGTTGGCCCCAGATATTCGGGAATTTTCTTTAGTCTCTGACGCGCCCCACAGAATATAGCCGGAGCGCGATTTTTGAGCTGTGCTAGGCACTAGTCGAATTTTGCGGTTTTTTCGGCGCCGGCGCCCGTAGTTTCAGCGTTCGGCTTAAAAATCTGAGCACATTGAGCACACTGCATAATGTGCGCGTGCCAGCGAAGCATTATCTGACTACGTGACGCGAAATAATCGCTTCGTTGATAAGCGCGTACGACCTGTGAGCCGACTGTATGCGCTAAACACGCCTCAGCGATTTCGCTAGGCACGTCGTTATCTGCGAACCACGAACGACCGATAGAACGAAGTCCATGAGCTACTAAGCGGTTACGAAATACGTTTTGTTCGTGTAGCCACTTAGCTAGAGCCTGAGAGCTTATCGGCTTGTTTGCGTGTTTCGCGGGAAATAAGTAAGGAGAGCGCTGATTAACGCGGTTTTTCTTTATCTCGTTTATCAGGCTTATGAGATATGGAGTTAGCGGCACACGATGGACGCGCTTCATTTTCATAAATTCGGCGGGAATCGTAATCGCTTCTTCGTTAATCCATTCGAGGCGTACCGAAACAACTTCTTTAGGACGTAATAACGTAGCCAACGAAAAGTAAAACAGTAAACGATATTTCGTAGGCGCTAGAGTCTCAATCTGACTAACGACTATCGGCAACTCTTTCCAGTCGATAGAAGGCATGTGTGTAACGGTAGGCACCGGAAACACCTTCGTAATTTTCGCGAGCGGGTTTGAGTTTAAGTATCCAGCGTTTACGGACATGTCGAATATTTCACGCGTTCGCATTAGCAACCGTTTGACCGTTGATAATTTGCCGCTTTCTTCTATCGGCTCCATTAATTTAATAACGATGGGCGGCGTAATTGAATCTAGCTGACGACTGCCGATTTTCGATATGACATATTTTTCGAGTCTTAGACGTTCGTCGCGATAGCTCAGTATTCGGCCGCGTTTTTTCGAGCACCAAAATTTAAAAGCGTCGCGCACTGTATACGAGCCGCTCGGCTCTAGTTCTAACTCCTTTTTTCGTTGACGCGCTAACGCTCTAGCGTGCTGGAGTGTGACTTCGGACCAGTGGCCTAACGTAATGTCAACGATACGTCCATTTTGAGGCACACGTAAAACCCAACTTTTAACGCCTGATTTTTGGATTCTTAGCGCTAATCCATTTTCATCAGTTATCTGATAGCGCTTGTCTTTTGCTTTTAATTCTTTAATCACTTTAGAGGTCAGCATGACGACTCCTTCTTTGCTTCAAGTCTTTACATACGACGCCGACGGCTTTTACGCAGACGGCTCTATCGCTCAGCGTAACCCCCAAAATGAAAACGAATATCTCTTTCCGCCCGACTGTACGACAGTGGCGCCGGCAGACAAAAAAGGCGTTTTCTTTAAGATCAAAAATCGTAACGACGTAAACAGCGGATGGGACGAAATCCCGTATCCAGCTTGCGCGGCTGAACTCGTAGGCGTACAGATTTCGCATAAATCTCGTACAGCGCACGACAACAAAATGCGCCAAATTCTTCAGCAACTCGTAGCCGCTGAGCCTGAGCTTTATCGCGAAAAAGCGATTAACGACGAAAACGGCAATAAAGTCGCGACGACAGTCGAAGAAATTCCCCAGCCGACTGAAGCAGAAAAGCGCGCTAAGAAAGAAGCTGAAGTACGCGCGAAGCGTGACTATTTGATTTCTCAAACTGATTTTCTTTTACAGCCTGACTATCCGATTAGCGCCGCCGACCTCGAGAAAGTAAAGGCTTATAGACAAGCACTTCGCGATATTCCCGAACAAGAAGGTTTCCCGAACGATGTCGTATGGCCTGACGAAGTGGTTTACACGGTAATTAGAGACTAATAACAAATAGGAGGCGGGACATGAAACCGGAACCCGCACGCATTGAAGATTTCATGACGGCGATTACATACATAGCAGTCGTTTTAATACTCGTTTGCTCCGTTTCCGGCGCCGCCATGCCGTATGTCAAGGGGGAACGAATGTTTGTTTTTGCCCGTTATTTAGTTGAAGTGATTTCGTCAGCTGCGGCAGGCGTAATCGTATTTTTGATTCTTCGAGTTACAGACATGCCGGAGGAATGGATAGCCGCGCTATCCGGTTTATCGGCTTATTTCGGTACTCGTTTAATGAACGTTCTGTACTCAATTCTCGTCGGTCGTCTGAAAATCATTTTTCATGACAAATCGGACAAAAACGACGACACCGGAGGCTAAAAATGACGCAGTTATCTAATCCCCTCCGAACTTTTTTTAACGCTGTCATTAAAGCACTTGTCATGATCGCGTTTTACGCCGCGGGAATTCTTACAGCAAATCAAGTCTCGTATTTCACGATTGACTCACAGCGTGCGAGGATAAATGAATTAGAGCATGAGACAGAAGAACAACGTATAGAAATAGACGCTCTAACTAAAAAAGTCTCGGAAAACTCTGAGAGTTTGAAAACGATTCTAGTAATGAAAAACGACATCGAAACAATCAAACAGAGAATTAACGAATTTCATAGAGGTAAATAATGAATAACGAAAAATTGCCGTTTTCGCAGTGGAATCCGGCTGTAGCAGTCCCGTTTGTTAAAGAGAAGGAGGGGTTAAGACTCAAGGCCTACAAGTGCTCTGCCAATCGCTGGACTATCGGATACGGTCATACTCATGGAGTTCACGAGGGCATGACGATTGATTTACAGACTGCCGAGCGTTTCTTGCTTGATGACATTCAAAACGTCGTCGAAGAATTAACACCTCACGTTAAAACGACAGTTACAGAAGGACAGTTTGTTGCTCTAGTTTCCCTAGCGTTCAATGTCGGCGCGCCTGCCGTGGCTCGCTCTCATACACTCCAGCATCTAAACAATAAACAGCTTGAAAAAGCCAAAGCGGGCTGGTTAACCTTTAACAAAGTTAATGGCGTACCGAACGAAAAAATTACGAACCGGCGCCGGTCGGAGGTGGCCTTAATGTGAATCCGTTATCTATTTTGAAGTTTGGCGCCGGTGCTCTCGTAGTTATCGGCGTTTACTTTTTCGGCTTATCGCAGGGTCACAACTCTGAGCAACTGAAACAAGCACAGTCTCAAGTCACTCAATTAACCGACACGATTAAACGTTATGAAACTAAGCAGAAAGAACAATCGCTCGCGATGGCTGAATTACGCGTATCTGAGTCTAACGCTCGTACTGAGTCTGACCGGATGCGCGAACGAGTCGCCAGCCTTGAGAAACGAGCTAAGACCGGCGCCGCTAGAGACACAATTCAATGTCTACGATTGGAATCGGAGGCTAGACGATTACTTCTCGAGGCAAGATCAGCTATTGAATACTGTCGAAAAGCGCTACAGTGATAAATGACGCTTATTTAATATGGCAGCC